TATCCAGAACGCATCTCACGACCTGCACGCTCCCACGCTTCTTCAGCGATCTCCGTGAAGTCCATGTCAAATGCTGTTGTACCCGAACTAGCCATGTTTTACACCATCTTACACTTTCTTACACCTTTTCTAGCAATACCTGCTCCTCGAACTTTACGACCCTGTTTAAAACCTCTTACTAACGTTCCTCTGCCAGCTTCTGGGCCTTCATAGTCTAATTCTCCTTGGTAGTATTGAGCCATACCTCTACCTGGAGTCAACCCACCCATGCCTGGTTCTATGGCTCGTGGATCTATATTAAACCTTCTACTTCTCATTAATTCATTGGGATCTTTTCCCTCACGCTCCATGCCTACAATGTTACCATAATCAATATTAATTCGTCTTCTCTTTTTATCTTCTTGTTGCAAGCCCTTCAAAAACGTTTCTGGGAATTTCTTAGGATCTCCGTACATCCCTGCGCGTATTTTATCAAGTAAGTCGGATTCTTCTTTAGTTTCAAGAAAACCGCTCTTATCTAAATCCGCCCTGTTCATGGGCATATTGCGCTGTTCTGCCTCAATAATTCTTCGGGCTAAAGATTTTTTCTTTTTCTCAGTCATAATTACCCTTAAAAGTTATCTTTAAAGTATTCATCGACCTGCTCTAATAGGTCACCTTTAGACTTACGCCTGTCTAATTCTATACCATGCTCTCGCATAAACGCTTCTAACTCTACTTTATTCATAGACTTATAGCTAGGTTTAGCACTAGAGCTTTTAGGTTTTGGTGATTTATTCATAACTGCTAGGGCTTCTGCCTCAGTCAAAGCCCCCTCAACAACTAGCTCGCCACCTTGAGCTTTACGGACATTATATAATGTATTACCTTTTTCATCCGTGCCGACATCTACCATCTTATAATCTGCCATAACTATCTCCTAAGTATATAAAGTTTTCTTACGTCTGTTCTCCATTATAGCACCACACCCGCGTGCTATGCTTCTTTTTCTTCTGGCAAGACCACCACCCCTAAAGTTATCTTCGCCTATTTTCATGGTTTCTCCCCTGCCCTTACCTTTCTTAATTAAATCTCCCCTGCCTTTATTCATAAGAAACTGCTCATAGCTCATACTATCAGAAAGCGGGCCTTCAAAAAACTCTTCTCGTAGTTCTTCTTCAGTTTGTTCTGCCATGTCTTTTTCTCCTTGCAAGTCCGCCTACACGCATTTTTACTGTAGCAGGTTTTGTGTTTTTTACCACTGTTTTTCCTTTTGAACCTTCTCGCTTCTTTTTCTTTGCAGTGGCTGCCCTTTGAGATTGAGTTAAACTACTGGCTTTACTTCTTGGTAAACATCTGTCTGGGTTCTTCTTATCTTTAGAAGTCCCACACTTGCCTTTGATTTTACCGTCCGTGCCTATACGAACCCAATCTTGTTTAACCCAATCTTTAAGAGCGCCCATTACTTTTTCTTCTTCTTTCCTTTTGCCCCTTTTGCGTAATTAGGGTCTTTGCAATATTTAGAAGCAGCCATATTAGCGTAAGCGCTTGGATATGTGTCGAAAGTGCGTTTTGCCCATGCCTTACCTGCTGGGCAAATTTTTCCGCCTTTTTTATAATACCTACGCATAACTACCTCATCTTAGCAGGTCTTACACCTTTTTTAGCAATACCCGCACCGCGAACCTTGGCTTTACCTTTTGCCATGCTCTTAGTTTTACCGCCATTTGCCATACCTTTTTTGACCATTTTACCAGCAGCATAGCCTTTTTTCTTAACCATTTTGCCAGCAGCCTTGCCCCCTCGCAACATTTTAAAATCGTCACCAGATATTTTACCGTCTTTATTTTTATCTAGTTTAGTCTGATTTCCGACAAGTTTACCGCTAGAGTAACCTTTCTTAACCTGCTTACCAGCAGCCATGCCTTTTTTAACCATCTTACCAGCAGCCATACCTTTTTTCTTGACCTGTTTACCAGCAGCCATACCTTTTTTCTTGACCTGTTTACCAGCAGACATTTTACCTTTGCCATCTGCGGCAAACTCAGGAACCATTTTTCCTGTTTTTGGGTCTTTAACCATTTTCATTTTTTTATCAGCCATCTTCTTGCTCCTCTTTATATAGATTATTAAAAACACGTTGGGTATCCCATACGTATTCGTGATCCTGTTTGGAATGGAAAATATTTTGATTCGGTCTAAAGTCTGGTGCGCCTTGCCCAGTTTCAAACCACGCAGGGTGTGTAACACGAACCCGATTGTTTGGTAACGCAACTATGTTACCTGTATATTCTCCTGCGTCTAACAACTCAAGAACATGACTTTGTTTATGTTGAGCAGGATCATCTGCTACTTCACTATTAGTATAATCAACAGTGAAATAGTATTTAGCAGGGTAAAACTCCCCATCTACTTTGGCTATCCAAGGAGCAGGAGTTGCCCTGTTTAACACATAAACTGAATGATCGTGTGACATGCAATCCCAAGGTTGTGTCACATGTGTTGGCATGGGCGTAGGCCATTCTTCATAAAACACATCAGCAACCAAGGCAGTTATAGGCATCCTTGCCCACATAGCACCGCCATGAACATTTGGTTCATCTGTATTATCAGATTCACAGCCAGTAAAGATTACTTGAAAACTAAGACATCTATTAGGCATTGTTGTTACTGCAACCACCATAGCGTGCAAAAATTCTCCTTCGTAGTCCATAAAATTCTTTGTATATTCTCTTCTTATCCATGCTTTAAAATACGGTATATTACTTTGTAGATACGCCATCCTTCTTTTTTCTCTCCTTCTCTGCTGCCCTTTTCCTCTTTTGGGAAAGCCTTGACGCTTTATTGGGCGGATTTTTAATTTGAGTTGCCATTTGTGCGCGAGTTATTGTCATCTAGCATCTCCATCTTCTTCTTGCTTGTCGTAAACGACTATTTGGATCTTTTGCAGCTTTAGGAAACTTCTTCATTTGCCCTGCACTTCTAGCACAAAATGATTTTCTCCTAGCTGCTCTCTTGCCTGTAGGTTTCTTTTCAGTTACCGCAGTTTGCAATTTAGACCCAGGGTTCTGCCTTCTATATTTAGCAACACCCTTTGCGGTCATACCCGCCCCTTGTTTAGTAGGACGTTTATCACCGCTTTTTATGGACATGCCTTTCATGCCCGTTCCTTTGCGAACTTTACGCCCTCGCTTGTAGTATTTACGCATGAAAGACTGTTATCATATCAGCAACATCTAAAGTGTATTTGATAGATAAACCGTTGGTAAATAAAACACCTTCTGAAGGTATAGTCCTGTCAATAACTGTGTTAGCCGTGCCAATGGTTCGCGACTTAAATAGTGTTGTGCCATCTTCTGGCGCACCATTTATAAACTCAACATCTCCTGCTGTACCACCAGAAGTTATAGACATACCTTTTAATCGTACTCTATTACTTCCAAGCACAGCTTGAGCGCAGAGTGTACCTGAACCTACTTTTATGTTAGCTGCGTATTGTGCAGAACACTCCACAGCAGTTACAGTTAGAAATAATTTTGTTCCTGCTACAGCCTCTGCTGAACCTGTGGATGTTATTACTTCTGTCATGGCATCACCAAAAACGTCAGTGCCAGTGATAGTGCATGTCTTTTCGTTATCGCCTGTCCCTGTGGTTGTAACTATAACATTTCTAGCAGCTCCACCTGCAAAAGTGGTATTCGCCATAGTAGCTGAAGTATTTGGCCTTGCCGCAGTAACTAACCTATCATCATCAGAAGCATTTTCATCGTTTATGGTGAGCGCTTGTACGTCTGAAAGTCCCATATAAATCTCCTAAATAGTAGGAGGGTTTAATCCCTCCCTAAATGTTAGTCATTGTTGTAATCAAAAGCTGCACCGTGTATTTTTATAACGATTTTACCTGCGGTGTACGCTGCCTCTGTTGCATCGCCTGAAGTTAAATATAGATACTTTTTACTTAGCGCAGCAAGTGTAGAACCTGCATCTGCTTCGTTATGTAGTCCTAGAGTCAAGTCACCGTTGTTAAACAGCACCGTGCCACTTGTTACAGCAGCATTTTCTGCGTCTGTGCCAGTAGCTGAACATACTAGGTTAATATCAGGGTCGCCACCTGTGGGAACTTCTAAACATATAAACTCTAACTTATAGGGAATACCATTAACATCTTTTGTTAACTCTGCTATATACGCGTTTGCTGCGCCACCATCTGTACCAATGATATCGTCTGCTGCGCCACCAGAGGCTAAACCTCCATGTAAGTCAATTAAAATAGTGGTTACAATATCACCACCAACTTTATTTACAAATGTGTTAATAGCTGCGTCTGCTATACCAGACCCATGTGCATTAGGTGTTATGTTAAAAATAGTAGCTGCTGTGCCTAAACTAGCATTGTTTGCGCCAACAGTTGTCCCTGCTGCTACAATATTATCTCTGCCTGATGTTGCTACTTTCTGAACTTCGAGGACACCGCCACTTGTTGCAACGATATGATCTGTAAATACCCCTATCGCACTTTTACTTACGGTTCTTAAACCGTTTTCAGAACGGACTGGGCCGTTAAACGTTGTATTAGCCATGTTAATCTCCTTGTCTTGGCTACTGTCAGCTACACCATGTAACTGTCAAGGTAAATTTAGTATAAAGTAAAAAAGGGCGACCCGCAAGTCGCCCTATTAATTTTTTTAAGCTCCTGGTGAGCCAAAGATTCCTAGTGGATCTGATACACCGAAAGAGTATCTCTCTCTAGCCTTATATCGACTATTACCTGTATCAAAGTCAGCATCCATAGATGTTGCCATTGGACTACGTGTAAAGTGTTTAAGACCGTTAGGCACGTCTGTCATCAAGAACCATGCGTCTGTGTCGGTCAAGTAGTGGTTAACCGCGAACCCTTCAGGAACAGAACTCATGCTGCGAATCGCATTGAGATCGTTATCTGCAGTTGCCACTCTTCCTTCAGTTTGAAGCAAACGAGTTGCCACAAATTGTAGGTCAGAAGGAATAATCAACTTACGAGCTTTTGCTGCAATGAGAAGCCCTCGCTCGTCTGTCCAGTTTCCAATCTGAATAATAGCTGCTTCTAAAGAAGTTTCGTTTAGATCAGCTGGAGTTGCAGGTTCGTTAGAGTTGGTTCCGCCTGAAACTAGTGGGTGTGCAGTAGAACAAAGCTCCACTCCATCTCCATAAGTTGTGCCAGAATCAAAAGCGTTGTTCAATATAGAAGCTGCTTTAACCTGTTTTGTGTACGCCATAGCACGGGCAAGCGCTTTAGTATAACGAGATGATAAAGAATCATACAAGTTATCCTCAATAGCCTCTTCAGTAATTGAAAAGCCCATTGCGATTGTCTCGTGGTTATAGCGAGCTGTGAAAGCCTCTTGAGCGTTGTCATACTCGATGGCAGAGCCTTCGTCTTTGACTGGTGCTGCAGAGAAGCCTGATAGTTTAGTCTCTTCTTCAAAAGAACGATCAGAAGTTTCTGCTTCAAAAATTTCTGCATGTTCCTCACCGTACTTAGCATACTCTAAACCGAATAATGCGTTCAAGCCAGGAAGTAGTTCTTTAAGGAGTTGTGCGCGTGAAATAGCCATTGTTTATCTCCTCTATATGCCAACTGGATTACGATAGGCATGTCCACCAATGAACACGTTACTACCATTATCAGTATGTGTGCTAAATATAACTAACAGTTCTTGAAAGGTATCGCTTCCAGTCGCTGTGCTATCAACTACGTCAATAACTTGAAGTGGTAGTGTCGAAGTTGTAGCCACACTATTATTAGCAGCTAACTTTGACCGCCCATTAGTAGTATTTAATGTATTACTAATAATAGCCGTTTTATTACCAATCGCAGTTCTTCCCAATGTTGCCATTGTTGTACCTGAAGAACATATAGCTACTTTCATTATTAAGTCAGGGTCGTCAGCAACAAACGCATGAATATCACTAGCAACAATGCTACCAGGATATTGATTGTTAAATGTTAACTGATTTGTATTTGGGTCAGTATACTGACATCCCATAAAGACACCTAGTGTGCCAGTAGCTGGTAAAGCGGATGTACTTCCGTCACGCTCAATAGTTCCGTCATTTACACGTTTTACTAAATCGCCTTTTCCAATAGCTGTGCCATAGTTACTAGCTATTTTCATTTGTCGAGTAGCACCTGTAAAAGGACGACCACCAATTAGGCCAACGGGAACAAGCCCATAAGGGGCATCTATAGTTGGATAAGCCATATCCAATTCTCCTTTGATCTATATTAATTGCCTTTTCCAAAAGTAACCTTAGATTTCCTGTCGTGAAACAAGGGCATTCTAGGGTCGTTCTCTCGCATGAGGTTGTTGTCTACAGAATGTATTTGATTGTCCGTTTGCTGTTTATAGTAATCGGTACGCTCTTCTACTAATTCCTGCGGAGCCTTACACAGCATTAAACCACCAATAATAACATTATCTTTAAAGTTTTCGTTCTCTATAGTAACTAATGTTATTTCTGGATGGTCACTAGCCTTTACAGGTTCCCAACCTTCACGTAATTTTGAAGAAACATTCGTGGGGTCAATCTGTCCTTGATTACTTGTTCGGATCCAACGGTATGCGTATCCAGCTTCAGGTGTCGGTGAAGGTAAAACTTCAGGACGTTGCCAAGACTTTTTACGTGGGGTTTTCTCACGAGTTTCAAGTTCTCTGTTTATTCGATTTTCAGCCATTTTCTTTCCTCATTTCTTCTGCAACCTTTTGGGCGTATAATTCAATAGGCACTCCGAGCC